GCCGATGATTGATTATTAGTCCTTATTGAACGCGTATGCGCCAGCCGCAATCTTTGTAGCTGTCGCTCCGTATCCGTAGAGGAGAATAGATATTGAACCGTCTGAAACTACGTTAGTACGAAGTTCTAGGCGAGGGCTCTCATACCATGTGTAAGCGTCACGGTTGATGACGTACATTGAGTCATCGCCTAGACCTGAGAGTGCTGTATCTACCCACAAGTCGAGACCGTTCACTGATCCGCGCAAGCTGCGTGGCTGTGCATTACCTGCCGCATTTTGCGGAGCGATTGCGTTATAGATCGGTCTGCCGTCCACGTTGAAAGACATAATTCGTCCCCACATTTCAGGCGAGACGACGATGCCGTCTGCAAAGCGCATTGTGTTTGAGTAGACGCTAACTGCGCCAGCTGATACCCAAGCTAGAAGTTCAGACGCTGTGATGTCTGTTCCGTAACCGGTCGCTGTCTTTGTTGCGCCTGCGATGATTTGTGCTGAGTTGTATTCGTTAGTTGCCTTTGAGTATTGAGACTGAAGGTTACGAATGACCTCATTGAAGAACAAGGGATCTGATCGGTCAGCGAGTTCTACTGACATTGATTGAGCGCCCTTGAAGGATTTCACATCTACGTTGATGAATTCTGATTCCATGTTTACGTTAGGAACTGCATCCAATTCATCTGTTACGGCGACTGAAGGGAGAACTGTAATCTTTGGGATTTGAAAGACTAATCCCGCGTTCGGAAGAGTACCCGTCGAAATTGAATCGATGGACGCTCTTACATTGTCTGCGAGACCGTTTACGACCTCTGTAAGTTGGCGAGTTGGGATTAAGCCCGGATTGTCTGTCGTTGAATTCGCTGCCGCGACATAAATACGTGAGTCTTCGTTTCCGCGTTGCGCCTTGATTGAATGCTCAAGGTAAGACGCTGCGTTTACGATTGGGCTGCGTGGTGTTGTGTAAGCTACAGGCTTATTAGCTGCAACTGTTAATGACGCTTCTACCGTTGCTTCGGCAGGAGCTTCTTCTTGTACGGTAGTGGATTCCACTGCGTCTCCTTCTGTAGGTTGATTTGTTGCTTCTTCGACTTTAGCTTCTGCTTCGGTCTCAGAATTCTCACTTGCTGCGACATCAGTAACTCTCGCGCTATCGATTGCCGGTTCACTGACAAGGCTGACTTCTGCAAGGTTGCCAGCTTTGACGACCATCACGCCGTCTTTGTTATCCCACGCATCTACGTTCAATCCGATGCTAAAGCCGTCGCGGAGACCCGTCGCGGCTTCTACTAAGGCGTCTGTTCCGGATGTGGTCTCCGCGATTTTGAAGGTGGCGTCAATGCCCTGTTCGTTAGCTGTCATTGAGACGACTTTTCCGATTGGTCGAGTGCGATCGTGTTCGAGTAGAAGTTTTACGTTCTTCGTCGGCACTGAATCTGGTAAGAACGATGTAAGGCCGGCGGATGTCGATCCGACTTCGTTCCACGTGACAATGCGACCAGTGATAAGTCTGGAATCGGCACTGGCGCTCGTGATTGTTAGCGGCATCTGGATTTTCATAGGATCATGTCCTCTTCCTGTCGTATTTCGTCTACGGTTAAAGCACCGATTCGATTTAAGATTTCATAAACTTGTGCGCGTTCGTAAGCAGACCCACGAAGGTACTCGTCCAAGTCGAATTTCACCTCTTGCGAACTTGGGACGAAGTCCGGCATGGATAATCTGGACTCGATGCTTGTCATCATTGGAATAAGTGAGAAGTCGAGAAGAGTTTGTCTTGTCGTTGTCTGGTTTGAGTACGTCATGCTTGAACCAGTTTCAGAATCTGTAAAGAACGCCGGTATTCCAATGGCGCGAGATAGTTCAGTCGAGATGTAGCTGCGCGCTTTTGCCAGTTGAAGCTTCTCTGGGTCAAAGCCAAGCGCTTCAATAGACACATCGGCATTAAGGAAAGCCGTGGCACGATTTCTCCTGCTTGCTCCCCAAGACTCAAGTAACTTAGCGATTCGATCGGCTGGAAGCGCTGTTCCGTTCGACTTTAAGACCATCGTAGGCATTGGCTCGCGTGCGTACATAGCTGCCGCGCGTTCGAGTTCCGCGCCAGTGCGAATAGTTGCGCCGGCTCTATTGAGTAGACCTTCGTCGTTGCCGTAGAAGACGACAAGACTTCCGATGCCTTGATTTGGTACTGGTTGGCCGTCGATCGAATAAGATTCAATTTCGCTTGCGTTGCTGTTTGTGTTGATCGTTACGCGTAAAGGTTGAATGCGCTGCATAGTGCGAACGCGATACGTATCTGCGAAGAGTTCAGTAACTTGGAAGTATGAGTAACCGTAGAAAAGCAAATCTTCTGCGCACCAGACCCACGACGCAGCGCCGGGAATTCTGGTATCAGGTGTATTAATAACTCGTGGAGCTGGAACGCTTTCGCCAGTCTGCTTATCGCGTACCTTCATAGGAATCGCGGCAATCGATGAGCAGATGATTCCACGCGCTCTGGCGATTGTAGGAATACTCATAGCTTGTTCGCGTGTAGCTGTGTTAGCTGTCCCGAAGTACGGCGCTAGAGAATCGAGTGTGTTTACAGGCGCAAGAGAAGCCTGTACGTCGTAAGCGACTTTAGGCGTGTCTGTTTCAACACGTCGCGCAAAGATGTCTAATAGACCCATGCGCGTATTGTCGCAGGCTTATAACACTAGCCGACAAGAATATCTATTTCCGTCTCTGGGCGTGTCGCGAAGTGTGTAACAAGCGCAGCGCCAACTGCAGCGCAGACAGCGGCCTGTGAAGCGCGCCTTCCAATCACCCATCCGCCATCGCCACGACGTAGCTGCACAGCCGACAAGATTTGCGTCGTCAGATCGGTCTGACCCTTATGACGCAGACGTCCTGAGTTAATCGCGCCCAGTAGCTCGTCGCACGCTTGCGGATAGGCCGAGTCCATGTCGAAGATTGGAATTCCGGCCGGTTGAAGTCTTGCAGCTACTGCGCCACTTGTTCGACGGCTATAAAGCAGGTATTCCAATGGGTACTTTCGAAGATAGGGCGCTGCTTCGTTGGCAATAGCTCGATCATCTAGCTGGATGGAGTTTTCCCACGTGTGAAGTAGCTTCACTATGAACTTCTCGTCCCCTAGCTTCTGGGCGGCTACCAAAGCGGCGAATTTACGATCCGGCGAGCAATCGATCGCCATCCACGTCAGCTTCTCTGGGTCTAGTTCGACCTCTTCGTCCAAGCAGTTCTGCCACTCGGTCGCACCAATGACGCTGGAGATGGTCTGCACCCATCGGCACAAGACTTCCGTCATAACGACGTCTTGGGGATCGTTAAAGACCGCCTTGATGTTATCCGGATGAATCGTATGGCCAAGCGCCGGATTTGCGTAGGCCGCGTTCTCCAGACTGATCTCATCAGTGGGAGCGCTCCATTCGAAATAACCGATGTCATCTTCTGCGCCACTAGCTGCAGCAAGACCGCGCTCGCGTAGCATGTTGAGAACGATGCTGTGGGAATCGCCGGCGTTCGTGTATGCCATCACCATCGGATTCTTAGCTGCAAGAAGGGTGTAACGAAGCGAAGCGAAGGATTCCATATCGTGCATCTCGCGTAGCTCGTCCAAGTGGATTGTCTCAGGGCGACTGACACCGCGAGCAGCCGAGCCGCCGGCTTTGACGATAAAGCGCGTCCCCTTCAAAGTCTCGATTTCTTCCGATCCGTGACTCCAGCGGATTCGCTTTACCTGCTTGGCCAAGTAATCGCTCGACTCGATTAGGTTTACTAGCTGGCGAAATTGTTCCAGCGACGTGGCAAGTCTATGAGCCGACCCGATTTGCAGCGGCTCGTCCCACAGGAAGAGACCGCCGAGAATCCGCACTTGCATAAGGAATGACTTACCGGATTGTCTGGCGACGACCACGGTATTGATCGGCGTAGCCCATCTACCGTCCGGCTTTACTTTGTGCGTGTGTTCTAAGACGAATTTCTGCCACGGCATCAGGTTTACCTTCACTTCATCGGCTAAATCGATCAGTTCAAAGCCCTTTGACGGCAGATCATTGAGTGGCGTGTGAATTCTAGGCGTCGGATGGCCAAATAGGGCAGCTGATGTCGTCTCAATTCCCGTTTGTAGCCGTTTTGAGCCTAGTTCGACCACTTGTCCACCACTTACGGCTTGATCATCACTATTCATGGCTTACGCTAACGTTTTCGGGGAGATTACGTCCAT